GGCATTTCTTGGTGACTTAGATTTGGACATCAGCAAGCCGCAATTCAATCGGCGGCGGCAGGAAATTGATGCCATCCAAGTGGTCAAAATGCTTAATTCAGCAGGCAAACTTGAAAATGCCTTTTATCGCTAAATTACTGGTCAATCATATTACAATATGCAACAGCAGCAACAATATGATACAGCAGGCTTTGAAGCCAGTAAACAAGCGGTGTTTGCTTACTCACATTAACATGATACACCACAACCAAACGGCACTTAAAAGGCGTGTGGGGGGCATTTATGCCCCACAATAAGCCTGCTTGATCATATTAATCAAATCCCTATAGGGTGAGTGATCAACCTGCGATGGAGCAAACAACATATCAAAACAGCGTCATGATAGTGGTCTTACATAAGTATTGACGGCAACCCGGCATCACATACAACCAACCACATGGAACAGAATACAATGAAAGACCAAAGCAATACAAAGAAAACCAGCAAGATGGTTTCGTTTCGCATGCCAATCGCATACATTGACCAACTGCAAGGCTTGGCAGATGCAACAGGCAATTCAAAGTCTGAAGTGCTGCGCAGTGGTCTGGATGCATTACAGGCAATCCAGATGGCTAAACGTGGGCAGACAGTATCAATCTGATGCACAGCGTCACACACATCATGCAGAGGCTGCCAGAGGGCAGCACAGGGCGTTTCTGCATGCCCCGTGGTAAGGAATCTTTTAAAAAAGCTGATTACATGGGTAATTTGACTTGGGTATTTTTTATACGCGAATCAAAAACCAAAAATTAAAGACTAGGATGACACAGCAACAAATCGCAGACATTTTCAATGTGAGCCAATTAATGGTGAGCAGATGGAAGCAACAAGGTGCGCCACTTGCTGATCATCAAGCGTTGTGCAAGTGGCTGCGAATCAATAGGCAGAGAATGCCAAAGAAATTGAAAGACAGCATCCAGCGAATTGAGCGCAAGTCATCAACTGATGTCATACAAAAGACAGCACCAGCCGAAGAAGCCGACCGCAAGACACTTGAAGACTTCCGGGATTACTACGTTGACCAACTGAACGTGGCAGCCAAGGCAGACTTGGCAGATGAAGTGAAGCACTGGAATGATTTGCTGCTGAAGACAGAAAAGTGCATCAGAGAATCAGAGGCGCACATCAAGAAGCTGGGAATTGATAAAGGCGAAATGATGCCAAGAGAAGAAGTTGAGCGCATTTTGACAGCCATCATTTATGCAGGCAACGCATGCATCAGAGCGCAGGTCAAAGAGATTGCCGAAGTGCTGGCAGCCGAGTCATCACCTGCAAAGCTTTATGAAATGCTTGCACCAGCCATTTTGGGCGGTCGCATCTTTGAGGGTTTCAAGGCAGTTGCCAAATCAGAAAGCCAAGTGAAGCTGCCCAAATGGGTCATTGCTTGTGTTCAATCAGAAGGTGAAAACTATTTGGAGGGCGTTGATGTTGCTGCTGAGTAAATACAAAAAGGTTGATCCAATCAAATGGTCACAACGTCACATCAGTTTGGATTATGGCAGCTTTAAGCCAGAGTTTCATCCATTGCTGGTTGAGCCATTGCAGGCACTGGCAGACAGCCGGGGCAAAACAGTGGGGTTGATCGGTTCAGTGCAGCACATCAAAACCCTGCTTGCGCAGATGTGGCATTTGTATTGCTTGCAGGTTGAGCCGGGACGGGCGGCAATGTATGACTTGACCGAGGCAGCACTGAAAGAATTTTCAGATGACAAATTTACACCATTGATTGATTCAACTGATGCGGTGCTGAATTTAATACCAGATCAACCATACAGGCGCACAAAGTTTTACACTTCAACCAACTTTGGAGCAATTCGCTTGTTGTCTGCCAATGTTCTGGCTGCGCGAAATTCAAAGACCTTGGAGCGCATCAGCGCAGATGAGTCATGGGCATATGGTCACAACTGGCTTGACCAGATCAAAGACCGCATGAGCAGCTTTACTTGGTCTTCTCAAATGTTTCTGCCAACTTCTGGGCAAACCAAAGGCAGTGAAATTGATGATATGTGGATTCGGTCAAAGCAGAAGACATGGCACATTGCTTGTGATTGTTGCGGCGAGTTGATTCCATACATTTGGCGGCAACCTGCTTCTGGTGATGAAATACCAGTTGGCGGCATGCGATGGGCAGCAAAAGAAGATTACATGAATGCAGAAGGGCGCATTGACTTCACCAAGCTTGCAGCATCTGTTTATTATGAATGCCAGCTTTGTGGCGGCAAGCTGGACGCATCACCAGCAATGCAGAAGACCAGAAATCAATCTGGTCAATACGTTGCTTTAAATCCAGATGGTGATGATGCATTTGATTTTTTCACTTACAACGCAATGGCGCATGTTTCTTGGGCAAGCCTTGTGGAGCAATTCAAGCTGGCACAGATTGACCGGGAACGTGGGGTGCTTGATTCACTGGAAAACTTTGTGCGCAAACGCTTGGCAGAGTCATGGTCAGAAGAAGATTATGTGGCAAGCGACATTCAGCAAACCGCAACTGGTGGATATGAATTGAATGAAGCTTGGAATGCTGCTGGTCAATTTGTCTTTTGCACAGTGGATGTTCAGAAAGACCATTATTACTATGTCATCAGATCATGGGCAATTGTTGATGGGACATTGCGCACAAGATTGATTGATTGCCGCAAGGTTGTCACAACTGCTGAAATTAGAGAAGCATGTGACCACTGGAAAATCCCACAACATGCACTTGGTTCTGGCGGTGCTTGCCGTGTGTTTCTGGATGGCAACTACAACACCAACCAAGTGCAGCGCATTGCACTTGAAAACAATTGGATGGTTTTTCGCGGTGATGGTGCAAAGGATTATTTGAACCAAGATGGATTCCGGCGCATTTACTCAGACTTAAAACCAGTTGATGCTTATGACGGCACAGCAATCAGCCGGGGCGCAAGAGTTGGGCAATTCTTCTTTTCCAAGCAATCAGCAAAGAACAGGTTGAGTTTGATGCGGTCACTGAATGATCACAGAGGCAAACCAATCTGGACGTATGCAGATGATGCCGGGGCAATGTATGAACGCCAAATCAATGCTTGGGCAAAGATTGCCAAGACTAGGCCAGATGGTTCTGTTTATTATGACTGGATAAATCGAGACAAGCACAATGACCACTTCTTTGACTGCGAAGCCATGCAGGTTGTTTGCGCTGCAATGTGCAAATCACTTGGCACAGAGAATATTGCAGTTGATGATGAATGATTTAAACCGCTTTTTCCGCATTAATAAAAGCGGTTTAAAATTCCATTAACGTGAAAGGGGCGTGAAAAGCATAATGTTTTCACGCTCCATTTTTGCGCTAAATTCCCTGCGTTGACAATTTGGCTTTTTCTTATCATAACAAAGGCACATGAGAAGCCTTCTGTTTGTAATATGGATTAAGTCGTCAAAAGACGCAGCAACCGCATTGTCAATAATCGAGACACTGGCACTTGGTGAGTTTGATACTCAATCAAGAGGCGGCGCACGAATTGTGTCTGCGAACGTTGCTGGCAAGCAATTCCAATACGAACTTCCAGCCGATTGGTCGGCATCAGATTTTATTGAGCAACTGAGGTTGCTCTATCGCATTGCAACAACTGGTGGTGCTGATGGCGGTCAAATGACTGACACAGAGATGGGCAACTACGTAATTGATGCAGGCAACCAAGTCACTAATGTTAGCAAGGCGCGCTTTGCTGACCAATCCGGAGGAAGATATTAAATGGCGATTAAACCAATCAAACTACTGCCAAAGATTAAAAAAATCGCTTCCGGGGTGACTTCATTTTGGGGCAGAGGCGGCACAAATGAGTTTTATCCCGGCGGTGCAGATGACCAGCGCAGGTTTGGACGTGGCAAACTGGCGCGTGACATTGCAGAACTGATGCAGGAAAACCGCCAGAAAATGCTGCTTGGTGACAGCCGATACATTTACCAATCCTTTTCAACTGTTTCTGGTGCTGTTAAACAAAAGGCAAATTACGTTTACGGCAATGCATGGCGGTTGCAGTCATACAGCTCAGATGCCAAATTTGCTTTGGCAGTTGAAGAAGACTTCAAGAAAATTGACCGCTTGCTTGATACGCGCGGCACTGCTTTTTCTTTCCGCAAGTCTGCATGGCTTGGCTCAAAGACCATTGATGTTGATGGTGATTATTTCATTGTATTGACGGAAAACGCAGAAACAGGCTTTCCAAAACTGCAATTCTTGGAAGCGCACAGGGTCGGTTCTTTTGGATTGAATGGAGCGCACACAGTCACTTCTGGTCGATACAAAGGGTTGCGCATTTTCGCTGGCGTTATTGTTGACGAATACATGCAGCCGATTGCATACAGGGTTCAAGACGAATCATCAAAAGAAGGGCATCGTGATGTAAATGCAAACAGCATGATTCGTCTTGAACCC